CTCATAGAATAATTGAATATAGAGATGCCTCATATACTGTTAGGTCGTGTAGAGGAAGAAGATATGATTTAGAAAGATATATTATATTTGATAATACACTAAAAGATGTTATTATAGATGTGTATCCAGAATATTATATAAATGAAAAACACATTAATGATCTGTATGCTAAATACAAAAAGGAAATAAGGTGAAAGAAATGAAATTATGTAGCAAACACGGAGATATAATATTGTACGTAAGTGGGATAGAAACAAGGTATCCAGACGTATCATTTAAAAAAGAAGATGCTTTTGACATTAAGAATGATTTAATAATAATGCATTTAATAGGTCAAGGATATATACCAATAGCAGACGAAAAAACAAAGGTTAAGAAACTACCATTACATAATGGGGAGGTAACAGATTAATGAAAACAAAATCAACAATAATTAAAGAACAACAAATGCAATTTGTACAGAGTATGTTTAAAGCATTAGGAGTTAACCCAAAGTTTATAGATGAAGAAGGAAAAGAAATAAAAAAACAAGAGTTTATTCCCTTATCGGAACAAAAGAAAAGTGGTTTTAAAGGGTCTACAAGAGTTGACGGAACAAAAGAAAGAAGATGTAGAGGGTGAGATTTTATAAATGGATAGAAAACTTAGATGGAGAAAGACATAAAGAATATGTAAGTGACTGTGAAACGAAATATAATATATTAGAATTTTCACCAAAAGAAGAAGATGCAGTAGATATACATAGAGAAACAGAACAAAAGCTATTAATAACTTGTTGTGACTGTTTACCAGAAATAGTAGAAAGTGTAGAAGAACTACATATATTAGCACTAAGAACAATCAAAGCAAAAGAGTTAGTTAAGAAAACGTAACAATTATTCTTTATATATAAGAAAAAAAGTTACAACACGCCTTTTTACAATGCGTACTAGGTTGGAACAAATATGAACGGGTGGCGAAAAGGTAAACGCACTGAAGAAAATAATGTGATTGGGAAGTAAGGATTCCGTTAAAAGCGATATGTCCTAGTACCAACGACGTGTAAGGTTCAACTCCTTACCCTGTTCTAAATTATAACATTTGAATGTTACACTGCTCGTGGTTAGAGCAATATAAATTATCGCACTGTAGTTTCATCCATTGTACCCGTGTGGTCAGTGGAGCATAAAAACTCTCAAGGGTAGAGTTCTACATATAAGCCGATATAGTAAGGTCATTCCTTACTAGCAAAACATGTTGTAGTGATTATAGTATGCCTGCGCGGTTGAGACGAAATCTCATGCTATAAAATATCTTAACTGCTGATAAGCAGAATGTGTCTTGCTAGTAGTGATATGACTACACACATGGCCCTAAGTTACCCTTTTAATGAGGAAAGGCCACGCGTAACGGATGAGGCTTAGTCATAATCGTTACAATTAGTTAGTTAGACAGTTAGTAAGAAGGAGATAGGTAGATATGATAGTTAAGTTTAAAAAAAGGGATTTACAGAACGGCAAATATGCAGATGAATCAAATCAAGCGAGTAGTGAAAATGTCTATGACATTATGCCAATAACAATAATTGATAATGTAGTAGATTTTAAAGAGTTTAAGGATAACGTACAATTTTATATGTATACAAAGGAAGAAAAAGATATGATAAGCGTACAAAAAGATACATTAGACTATTTCTTTGTAATGAACGACCAAGGTCAAACAATAGAAAGAATCAAATAGACTAGCAATAGTCTAACTAACTAAAATTTTATTAACAATAGGAGGAATAGTATGAAAGCTTTACCAAAAGAGTTTTTTCAAAAAACAAGAAAGAAATCAACGAAAAAGGCAGATAATATTACACCTTTCAAATGGTCAAAAGAAGTATTGAACGGAACAAAAAAGGTAACAATGATAAAAGCTAACTAGGAGGAATGTATGCACGATTATAGAACATTTGAAGAATACAAACAAGATGTTGCTTCTAAACTAGATAAGGAAGAACTAACTCATTGGTGTTATGATATGTCAAGTCAATTAAACCATATAACTAGTTTTGTTAAAAACTTACCAAAAGATATGACAATCAGTGATATTAAAGAGACAATATTAGAAATAGGCGAAGAAACTTAAATAAGTTTATATGAGTAGTGGCGGTTGTATAAGGAGTGATATAATGGAAAAAACTTGTTGTGTATGTAAAGAAACTAAACCTTTAAATGAATTTAGAAAAGAAAAAGGTAAGAGTTATGATAGAGCAGGTATGTGTAAGCTTTGTAAAAGAGAGCTTGAAAGATTATGGCGAGAAGAAAATAGAGAAAAGATAAAAGAAAGACAAAGAGATTATTATAAAAAACACCAAGAAGAAATTAAACAAAAAAGAAAAGATAACTACGACCCAAAGAAATCAAAAGCAAGGGGAATGGTTAGAGAAATTAAAAAAGAAAAATGTATATTTTGTGAGAATATAGGGGAAAAACATCACTCTAATTATGATGAACCAACAAATATAGTATTTTTATGTAAGAGTCATCATAAACAGGTACATGATGGAACGTTGAGTATATAACATCCTTATCTACTCACTAATTTTTAATTAAGAAGATGATAACATGAAGTTTTACATAGAATATTGTGATATAGTAGCTTTTGTTCAAGATATAGATGAACAGGGGCCTTTATACACCTTAGACGTATATGACGCATTAGATGTGCAAGATCCAGTATTAGAATTTTATTTAATGCAGACAGGTCATAACAGTTATGAAAAAGAACAAGTGTATACAAGAGAGTTACACTAAATTGGTGGAGGTAGCATAAAGGTAATGCACTAGCCTGTGAAGTTAGCAGATATGAGTTCGAATCTCATCGTTCACCCCAAATTGGCCCCATAGTCTAGTGGTCTAAGACACTGCCCTTTCACGGCAGCAACCCGGGTTCAAATCCCGGTGGGGTCACCAATTATGCCCACTTAGCTCAGTGGATAGAGCACAGGATTTCTAATCCTGCGGTCCCAGGTTCGAGTCCTGGAGTGGGCGCCAAAAAGATTAGAGGTGTTACAAATGGAAAGTATTTTTACAAGAGAAATTAAGTTAACACCAGAGGGATGTAAGAGGTTCTTAGAAATAATGAATGAGCCAATAGACCCTAAAAGAATAATTAAGATTACGGAGAACCCTAACAAAGTTCCTGTGGAAGAATATTTTAAGATAATGAAGGCATACCATATAATCCCTAAGCCAAAAGGTAGATGGGGATTACAGAGACATAATGCCACTAGGGCTACTAAATTATTTGATGATAAAGATGAAGCAGTTTCATATTTTAAAAGTAAACACAAGACGGGTAGATTATACATTCATAGAGACACTGGTTCTATATCTGATACAATAAATTTACCGCAACAGTAATAAAATAAACGCTTTAGTAGCTCAGCTGGCAGAGCGCTTGACTGTTAATCAAGATGTCGGAGGTTCGAGCCCTTCCTAGAGCGCCATAATAAAATACAAGTCCGAGATGACTCTATAAACTAAGCCCCAGAGAGCCACTCAACGCACATTGAGACTGGGTATAGGAATAGCAAGCCCTTGGTAATTAGTGGCGGGAACAAGGTGAAATGTACTAGTTTTAATAGATAATGTGATGAAAAGACTAGACATGCGAAACCACAAGGACGTAGCTGCCCCTTGTAAATATAGGCAGGGACATGGAGGTATACTCAAACGGTTAAGAGGAATGGTTGCTAACTATTTAGATCGTTAATTCGGTGCGTAGGTTCGAATCCTACTGCCTCCGCCAAAAATATATGGGGAGTTACTCAAGTGGCTTAAGAGACTGGTCTTGAAAACCAGCAGATCGAGCAATCGGTGCAGGGGTTCAAATCCCTTACTCCCCGCGGCTACATGATATTGCCTTCTCGTGGCGTAGCTGTTTAAACTAAAATATCAAAGATAGAAAGGAGCTATTTAATTATGGCATACATCTACAAAATTATAAACAAGAAAAATGGTAAATGTTATATCGGAAAGACAGAATCATTTGATCCTTATTCAAGATGGACAGAGCATAAAGCAGAAAATAGGCGTGCCAGGTCCAATCGAGCCCTCTATAGTGCTATGAGAAAATATGGAGAAGAATCCTTTACCTTTATGGTATTAGAAAAAACTGAGGAACCAAATAAACGTGAAATTGATTATATTACCCTCCATGATAGTTATCATAGTGGTTACAATGAAACATTAGGAGGCGATGGTAGGAGTTATTTAAACTTAGACACTAATGATGTCTGTATGTACTATCTAGCCGTTAATTCAATAGCAACAACAGCAGAATATTATAAATGTGATGTCGGGACTATACGTAACATCTTATATAATAAGAATATCCCGACTTTAACTGGGGCGCAAGTTACTAAAAATAAAACTAAAAAAGCCGTTGCTCAGATAGATAAAATAACAGATATGATTATAGCAACCTTTGAGTCTACAATGGAAGCAGAAAGAGCTGTGGGAGGGAATAAACACATTGCTGATGTGTGTAATAGAAAAAGAAAAACTGCGGATGGGTACAAGTGGAAGTATATATAGTCCCTGGCTCTCCGCCAAATTTAAAATTAATAGAAGGAGGTAATAATATGGACAAATTAGCGAAGAGATACAAGGACAAATATAACCAAGAAGTAAATGCAAAACGAAATATGTACAACAGACTAAAACGATACGACAAACTAAAAAAAGCGGTAGAGTCTGAAGACAGTGTTTATGTAAATCAGTTATTAGAAGATATAAACGAAAGCAACAAAAATTATAAATTGCTCATCTAAAATTGCCCCTTGGTGAAGTGGTATCACACCACACTTTGACTGTGGCATCCGAGGTTCGAATCCTTGAGGGGCAACCAAATGTGCTGCTAGCTCAATGGTAGAGCACCTCACTTTTAATGAGGTGGTTGGAGGTTCAAATCCTTCGCAGCACACCAAAATAAAGGAGATAATTATGGAAAAGTGGAAACCTCTTATTTATAATACTGTCGATTACGGGGTATTTTATGAAGTCTCTAATTTAGGCAGAGTGCGAAACGCAAAGACTAAAAGAGTTGTTAAATTAAACTCCTCACAAACAGGTTATTTATGCTATGTTGGAAGTTTAGGTAGTCGTTCTAAAAGCAAGTCATTTAGAATCAATCGTGCAGTTATGTGTTCTTTTGAGCCAGCTGCGGATACGACAAAGGATGTAAATCATATAGATGGAGATAAACACAATAATACAATAAGTAATTTAGAGTGGTGTTCGGCAAGTGAAAATATAAGGCACGCATACCAAAATAAGTTAATGAGCCGTCGGACAGGTTCAACCAACTCTGCTGCTAAGTTATCAAATGAGGCCATTAAAAAAATAAGAGAACTATATATACGAGGAAACAAAGAATTCGGATGTAGAGCACTAGGGAAAAAGTATAATGTGGCTCATACAACAATCTCCGACATTGTGAATAACATTAGTTGGATATGATAAATATACCCTTGTGGCGCAATGGATTAGCGCAGTTGGTTTCGAACCAATTGGTTGAAGGTTCGAGTCCTTCCAGGGGTGGGAACACGAGTTTAACCACTTCCACGTAGTGTGTTCTGGATAAAGCAAGGAGTTAAACAATGTAGTATAGAAAGGAGCTGTTTAATTATGGCATACATCTATAAAGTTACAAACAAGAATAACGGAAAGATTTATGTAGGTAAGACTAATCAAGATGTCAAACACCGTTGGAAACAACATTGCAACGATTTCAAGAGAACTAGAAACGAAAAGCGGCCATTATATGCAGCAATAAAAAAGTATGGAAGCAGTGCTTTTGAGATTTCGATTATAGAAGAAGTAATATCAGAGAAGAGTAGTGATAGAGAGATTTACTGGATTAACACTTTAGGAAGTTACAAGAATGGATATAACGCAACTAAAGGTGGCGATGGTACTATTTATATTGATTACGATTTAGTAGAAAGAACGTTTAATAACTTAGGATCAGTTTTAAAAACTACAGAGTTACTTGGTATACATGAGCAGACAGTTAGAAAAATATTGAAACAAAGGAATATCAGACTATTAACAAGATCAGAAATAGGAAAACAGGCTAGTAAACCAGTGGGACAATACACCTTGGATAATGAAGTTATTGCAGTGTTTGGTTCTAGCAAAGAAGCCGCTAGAAGGCTAAATCTAAGAAGCTGTAATATATCAAGAACCTGTAATGGAAAAAGAAAAACAGCTTACGGATGCTTGTGGAGATTTATATAGTCTCTCCAAGGGTGCCAAATAATAAATGAGTAGAGGCGGAAAATGTAGACGCGCTGAAGAAAATAATGTGTCCTCATACGGTGGGTAATCTTAGTGAACCACGCAAGGACGGTATAGAGTGTAAATCTCTATCTACTCACTAATATGCCCTTATGGCGGAACTGGTAGACGCGCTAGCCTTAGAAGCTAGTCTGTAACAGGGTGCAAGTTCGACTCTTGCTAGGGGCACCAAATGCTCGGATGACGGAATTGGTAGACGTAGAGGACTTAAAATTCTCTGTCCTTGTGGCGTGGGAGTTCAAGTCTCCCTCTGAGCACCAAATAAATATGCGGGTCGAATATGCGTAGTGATATCGACAAAGAAAAGAGAGAGGCATAAAGATTATTCTAGTCTCTTTCAACCCGCTCCAACTTGGGGCATTAGCGTAGCGGTCTAACGCGCCACCCTGTCACGGTGGAGATCACGGGTTCAAATCCCGTATGCCTCGCCAATTTAAAAATAATAAGGCTGAGTAGCTCCAACGGTAGAGCAGGCGGTTGAAGGCCGTCGTGTTGTAGGTTCGATTCCTACCTCAGCCACCAAACGCACTTGTAGCTCAGCTGGTTAGAGCGCACGCCTGATAAGCGTGAGGTCAAAGGTTCAAATCCTTTCAGGTGTACCATAAGAAAAATAATGAGGCCTTAAGTGGTCAACAGGTAGCCTAAGTATACTAGTAATTGCTTAGGTGGCGTAATGTCTTAATGTGAATCCATCGGTCGCCTATTTCGATAGAGCGGGCTAGGATTTTGTTTCATGGAAAACCTTTGTAGGTAACTCCTACATAAAAAAGTAACAAAGGCCTTAGGAGTTGCAAACGCTTTAGCCTTATTAGAAAGCGTAAGACAAGCCGAAATAGCTCAACTGGTAGAGCAACTCACTTGTAATGAGTAGGTTGTGGGTTCAAGTCCTACTTTCGGCACCATATTTGGGGAAAAGTATGATACTAGTGCAATAAATATAATTGCATAATTTAGGTTTGAATCCTAATGACTCCACCACAATTGGGAGTGTACTCAAGCGGTCAACGAGGTTAGACTGTAAATCTGATGGCTTTAGCCTTCGAAGGTTCGAATCCTTCAGCTCCCACCATAATTTAAAGGAGGCTTTACTATGTATTCATTAAAAGAAATGTGGTTCATTATTTTAAAAGTAAGAGGATCTAGAAAATGGCTAATGCTTGGAAGGTGGTTTAAACATGGCAGGTCTTTTGACTACGGCTGTAATATAAGCTATGGTATAATTGAAAATATCAAAGACCAAATAGTGTTCTTCAATAAACTAAGATCGAGAGATAATTGTCCTATTGGAATGTCTATAGAAGAATGGAATACAGAGATGGATCGTTTTGAGTTTGTGGCTAAGAGACATTTAGAAACATACTACGGAGACTTACCATCACATTTAGCGATAGAGAAAGAGTTTTGGAGATTGTTTACAAAGTTGATCTACCACTTCTGGTTATAAGAGATATAATTGCCTTGACAAAAGGCTTTTTCTATGCTATAATATACATAGAGTAGGAGGAAAAAAATGAAGACTATTATACATATAAACAAGAAGCAAGCCGTTTTCACACGTAAGACTGGTAACGCTTTATATATATCATTTAGTTTAGATTTAGACGCCCTCCGTAGAATAAAAGAAATGCCCAAAAGAATATATCACTCTCAATGGTTAGAGTGGGAGATACCTATGAAAGATCTAGGTTTGTTCATGATGTTATTCAGAAGTTTTCCAATGACCACCGAGTCACCAGAGGAAACTAAGGATGTTGTAAATAAGATAAAGGAATATAAAAAAGGTATTGCTGGTTTCGATGTGTCACAAATAAACGAAAATTTTAAATATATTACTAAGCCGTTTCCTCACCAACATGAAGCATTTATTTATGCACAGAATCACGAGATGTTCTTATTAGCAGATGACCAAGGGTGTATCTCAGGAGACGCCGTTGTTCAAATAAACTTTGGGAGAGCTTCTCAGAAGGTGTCATTACGAAAAGCCTACGAGTTATTTAAAAAACATAATAGGAAGCCTCCATATATGTGCAGATGCTTAAAGAATAATATTTTTGGTCAACATGGAGTTAAAAATATATTATACAAAGGAGAACAACAAACCTATAAATTAACATTAACAAATGGATATCAAATTAAAGCCACTGGAGATCATCTAATTTTAACTGATGGGGGATATATTGAATTAACTAGTTTAAAGGTTAATGATAATATTGTTACAAATGGTACTTCTGTTTGTAAGTTATGCGGGAGTCATGAGAATCTAATCACTTATAAGTACGCTAAATATTTGGGACACTGTAAAAAATGTGCTTATCAGCTAAGAGATTTAGATAGACATCCTAAAGAACATAAAAGAATGGACGCAGATGGTTACGTAGTATTATCAGGTAGTGATTATTGGGAGCATCCACGAAGAAATGCTTCTGGATATGTCTATGAACATATTATAATTATGGAAAACCATGTTGGAAGGCAAATAACAAATCAGGAAGTAGTCCATCATAAAAATAGGGATAGGTCCGACAACAGAGTAGAGAATTTAGAGTTATTATCAATGTCGGAGCATAGACAGAGGCATGTACCAGACTCAATAAATAACTTAATGGGTAGGAACTATAAATCAAAATCAGGATTGGACATCATAGTTGTTCCGAAATATGAGAAAGTCATCTCTGTTGAGAAGGATATAATTCAAGATGTATATGATATTGTTATGGACGAACCCTATCACAACTTTGTGGCAAATGGAATAGTAGTCCATAACTGTGGGAAAACTAAATGCGCAATAGACATAGCAGTTAGCAGACGAGGACAATTCAAACATTGTTTAATTATCTGTGGAGTTAATGGTTTAAAATGGAACTGGGAAAAAGAAATAGAACTACATAGTAATGAGAGTTGTCACATCCTTGGTACATATAAAGGTAAAGGAAATGTAACAAGACAGGGAGTCTCTACAAAGAAAATAGAATCTCTGAATACAGAGAGAGACGACTTCTTTCTTATAACAAATAAAGAATCTTTGAACAACAAAGAGATACTTGCTATCTTAGAAGATAAGTGCAAGTCTGGTGAAATAGGAATGGTTATCATAGATGAGTTCCACAAAGTTAAAAACTACAGAAGTCAGGTAGGAAAGAATATTCACAAGTTATCAAGTTTCTATAAAATGGCCTTGACAGGAACACCTTTAATGAATAGTCCGGTCGACTTATACAATTTGTTAAGATGGGTAGGAGTAGAAAATAGATCTCTTACTAACTTCGAGAATAGATACTGTATGTTTGCTAGTGGTTTCATGGCGAGAGAAGTAGTAGGGTTTAGGAACATGCCAGAACTTCAAGAACGATTACACAGAGTTCAATTAAGAAGAAAGAAAGAAGATGTTTTAGACTTGCCACCAAAAATATTGTCAGTTTCGTATGTTGAACTTGACAAAGGTCAGCAAACATTGTATGATGATATTAAATTAGAACTAATCTCACAAATAAATGAAATAAAATTACTACCTAACCCATTGGCTAAATTAATAAGGTTAAGACAAGTAACAGGAGCCCCATCAATTTTAGATCCAGAGTTGGGTTACGGAGTTAAGCTTGAGAGATTATTAGAACTTGCACAGGAATTAAAAGGACAGGGTTCTAAATTCATTGTGTTTAGTAATTGGAAACAGGTAATACGAAGAGTAGAAGAGATGTTCAGAAGTTATGGTATTACATTTACGACAATTGATGGAGATGTAAAGGATACTGACAAGATGGCTAATATAGATAGCTTTCAAAATGATCCGAATGTAACAGGACTATTAGGAACTACTGGTGCTTTAGGTACTGGGTTCACAGCACATGCTGCTGAATATGTATTTTTCCTTGATAGCCCATGGAACGAAGCCAACAAACGTCAAGCAGAAGATCGTGCCCATAGAATAGGAACTAAGCACACTGTTAACGTTGTAACCATCATAGCCAAAGATACAATAGATGAAAGAATTGAAGATTTAATTTATAGAAAAAAAGAAATGTCGGATTTCCTTGTAGACGGTAAAGGTAAATCAGATTGGAACGAAATACTTACAAGTTTGTTAGAATAACATTGACAATGTTGCAAAAATATGTTAGTATATATTTATGGAAGGAGAGGACTATATGATAAGTTTTAACCTAGAAAAGAAAGAAGACGAAGAATTAGACGCAATGGAGTTCGCGGTAAAATATTACTACGAAAACAACGAAACAAAGAAAAAGGTTGAGAAAGAAGTAAAGAAACACGGTGCTACTATAAAGGAAAACCTTGAAGTTGGAGACAGCGCAACGTATCCCGCAGTAGGGCTAAAAGCATCACTCACAGCTAAGAAATCTACCTACTTACTAGCAGCAAAGTTAGAAGCAAAACTAGAGTCTCTTAAAGGTATTGTACCTGGAGTTGAAGAATGTTTTGTTACGACTGTAACGGTTGACCAAAATAAAGTAGGAGAACTAATAGCAGCAGGTTTACTTGATCCAACATTGTTAGAAGAATGTACGGAAGAAAAAGTAACAGGCGCGTTATATGTGAAACCTATAAAATAGAAGGGAGAATAATATGGCAAAATTAAAAGAAATGACGTTTCAAAAGGATGTAAAACTTTCTCACGATTACAACAGTGTAGGAATAACCTTTGGAGTTACTATGGAAGTTGAAGAAGGAGAAAACACAGATGAGTTAAAAATAAACTCATGGGCTGCTATTGACAAAGAAATGGAAATACAAGTCGTAGACGCTAAGAAAGTCTTGGGGATGCCTCAATGAAGTATATAGAGATACCCATAAGATATTTTCTACCTGATGTTTATAGCGAGATAATAGGTTACTACGACATGGCAGGAGAGATGGTTATATTTCCTGTTTTTGAAGGACCTACAATAGAAATAAACATGGATGAAAAACCTGTAAAAAAAGTAGCAAAAAACAAAGAGTCAAAAGGAAAAAAAGTAGCAAAAAACAAAGTTACCAAAGATGAGCAGTTATTTGGTATGCTTGCGAATACGAAGACAGTAATAGATTTTTTCAACACAACAACAGGTTCAGATTTTAAAGCAACAACTAAAAGTACTCAACAGGCCATTCATGCAAGAATGGAAGAAGGGTACACAATAGAAGATATAAAAGAAGTAATTAATGTTAAAAGCGCCGACCCTTATTTTGTAACCAACCCAAGATACTTATGTCCCTCAACATTGTTTAGACCAAGCAATTTCGAGAAATATCTAAATGAAGCAAGAGCGGCAAAAGGCTTGACAAATGACACACATTTTAATACAGATGTGGAGACTGCCTCAATAAGTGACGAGAGTTTCTAAATGTGGTGGAATGATTTAAACCTACCTGAATGTACTTTATCTAATAGTTGTCCGCAGTTTGATTCGGCTAAATGTAAGATATCGTGTGTTAAGTATCACATGGCAAAACAAGCAATAGAGTATTCTAATTTACCTAAACGAGCATTTGATGATTTGTCATTAATGCCTGAGAAAGTAGACCTTGAAGCCTTTAAAACTTGCAAGAATTTCTCAGAGAATATTCTTGACCATGTAAAACAAGGCGACGGTTTATATATTCACGGATTCAATAAGGGTAACGGAAAGACAACATGGGCTTTTAAGATAATTATAAAGTACATAGAACAACTTGCTAAACACGGAAAAGGATGGGACAATGATATACCTATCTATTACCTCAATGTTTCAGAGATGTTTGACCAGTACAGAAGTAACATGGAGGATAAAGAATACACCAAAGCAATAGAGGATGCAATTTATGGTGCAGATTTAGTTATATTCGATGATGTTGGAGTGGAAGCGCCTACAACTTGGGTAAAGAATAAACTGTATACATATATTAATTATAGATACAATAACAAAAAATCTATAATATTCACTAGCAACTTAACACTCACACAACTGGGTGCTAAGATAGATGATAGAGTGGCGGATAGAATTAGTCAAGTGTGCAGACCGATTCAATTCCAAGGACAGTCAAGAAGATTTAATCAAAGATGGTGGGAGGACAAAACATGATAGAACTACAAATACTCAACAAGATCCTTCAAACTCAAGACATAACTTTTCTAATTGACGCAGGAATTAAGCCACAGGATTTCAGTGCGGCATACATGGAAGAAATATCTTTCATATATGACCACTACAATAAGTATGGTAACATACCTGATATGCTAACATTTTTTGGTAAATATACCAACTGTGATAACATAGAAGTAAACGAGGCAACAACATACTTAGTCGACAAATTCTTTGATGATTTGATTTATCGTAAACAAGTTATAACAGCGAATGAATGGGGAACACAATTAAGAAACCCAGATAGTAGCCAATCATTTGACTACCTAGTATCACAAGTAGAAGAAATAAAGAACATTCAAATGAAACAGGCTCAAGGAACTGACATAACAACAGATTTAGAAAGACTCGATAAATACAAAGAATTACTAGAGAATCCAGAAGCAATAGGTATCAAAACAGGTATAAAGCAACTCGATGATATAATACATGCATTTCTTTCAACAGACTTAATTGTATTAGCAGCGAGAACAAACCAAGGTAAATCATTCTTAGCCTTAAAGATAGCCAGTAACATTTGGAATCAGGGGCACAAGATCTTGTTTTATAGTGGTGAGTTAAATGCGGTACCGACAGGGTATAGATTCGACACCTTGGTGCACAACTTCAGTAACACAGGTCTTATCACAGGGGACAGAGATTTAGGACACTTTATGACTCCTGAGAAGTATGAAGAGTACGTAAGAGAACTTGCAACTAAAGACACTCCATTTATAGTAGTAACCCCATCAGATTTAGGGAACTCACAAATGGATGTACCCACATTGAAAAACCTTATGGAAAAACATCAACCAGACTTTGTAGTACTGGATCAACTAAGTTTAATGTCAGATGCTAGAGGAAAGAAAAATGACATTGAGAGAATCAAATACTCACACATCATGGAAGACTTGCGAATACTTGTTAATGAGAAAGAAATACCAGTAATGGTAACAAGCCAAACTAACCGAAGTAGCGCTGTTAAGTCAAAAGGAATAACAGAGCCACCAACGATAGCAGAATTAAGTGAAAGTGATGGAGTGGCACACCATGCAACGAAAGCATTAATGTTTGTTGTAAATAGCGATATACTAAACTTGATTATTAGAAAGAACACCAACGGAGAAAAGGACAAGAGTTTCAGGATGTTATGGAATAAGAACTACGGAATCTTTCAACCATTCTCAGACCCAGAAGAACCTGAAGAAGAACCACTAGAAGCACCAGTGATTCCTGAAGGGTCGGCGAAGTTTTAGATGTTGAATGGAATAGATGTAGAAGATTTACTTACCTTAATGACAACCGAACTATTGTTAGTGAACAATGGATATAACCCTGATATTAAACCAACAGGCGACAATGTCATGATAACATGTCCTTACCACAAGAACGGACAGGAACGAAAGCCCTCAATGGGAGTAGCGATAGACAAGACAATAACAACAGAAAAAGGAACTTGTCACTGCTTTACTTGCGGAAGAGTAGTCTCACTGCCAACACTAATATCAGATGCCTTTGGGTATGACGATTTTGGTTCATACGGAAACAAATGGATAGCAAAACAATTTTATAGTTATTCAGATGAGCGACCTGAGATACAAATTATACCAGAAGAGAAGACAGTGTTTGAGGAAACAGGAGAATACTTCTACAACCCATTATCACTTCCTTACTTAACAGGTAGAAAAATATCAGAGGACATTATACGAAAGTTTGAAATTGATTATGACATCCAAGATAATGCAATTATATTTCCAGTTAAAGACAAGAGCGGACAAGTGCTCTTCACTCAAAGAAGATTCACAAAAGCAAAAATATTTATGAATAGTGAAGGTGCAGACAAAGCAGCAACATTGTACGGAATAGATAAAGTTTACGAGATAGTCGGCCAGTTAGATAGAGGTACTCATTTATATGTAGTAGAAAGTATTATTGATGCTTTATATTTATGGAGTAACGGATATATAGCGGTTGCCTCAATGCAAGCGCAAGCAAGCGAGAAGCAATTAAGACTATTAAAAGAACTACCAATTTACAACATAGTGCTTGCACAGGATAACGATAGTGCAGGAATCACAGGCGCAAATAAGATGCGTGACGAGTTAAAGGACAAACACCTAGCAAGGTTAATATTTCCTGCAGGGTGCAAAGATGTAAATGATATGAGTATTGCGCAAGTATTAAGCCACAGTATCTCATACATATTTTAAAGGAAGAGGTAGAGTATGTACATAAAAGCAGAAACATTAGTCTTTGATATAGCCGATTTTGATACTGCTATTATCGTTGATATTACAAAAGAAGAAGAGAGAGAAGAAACAGTTGGCAAGTTCTTTAAAAGAACTAAAACAATAAAAGAAAAACTCGATGGCCGTCAACTTACAGTCAATCTAAAAGGTAAAAACGGTATAATTACCACTACTTATACTGACGAGGGAGCCAAAAGGCTCGATAAGACCTTAGAGTCAATTTTAAAACAAGCAAATAAGTATGAAGAATCAAACAAAAAGAAGGAGAAATAATATGAAAATAGACTTACAAACAGCAATTAATAAGTTCCAAAGCGGTGGAGGAGGAGACTTCTTAACACTAAAGAACGACGGAGACAGCATCACAGGTAGATTTATCTACGGAAATGACCCAAATGAAATGGACTACTTTGTAGTTTACGAAATTGAAGTTGATGGAAAAAGAAGAATGGTAGAACAAAATAGTGAGCAAGATCCATTCGCTATGGCAGGATTTAGACCTAAAGTAAGAGCATTACTACAATTTGTAGATGCAACTGATGGGGCTATAAAATTCTGGAACAGAGGAAAGAAAGACTTAGAAGATTTAATAGTATATATGAATCAATATGGAAATCTTTATGCACTACCATTAACAATTAAAAGAAGTGGTAGACCAGGAGACAAAAATACAATATATGTTAAATTACCAGGAGTACCTGATGCAATAACACCTGCAGATTTACCAAATAGTTTAGCAGATAGAATGCTTAACAAACATGACGGAATATTCTTGAAGTTTACAGATCAAGAACAAGCTCAATACTTGGCGAATCCAACTATGTTTAAACTAACAAAAACACCTAAAGCTGCTGTACAAGGGCAATATAATCAACCTGCTGCACAACCAGTTCAATATGCGCAACCAGCACCACAACCTGCGTATGCACAACCTGTGCCAGTAGCACAACCAGCGCCTCAACCTGTACAATATGCTCAACCAGTTGCACCAGTTGCACCAGTGGCACCAGTGCCTGCAACACCCGCAACAATGGTTAATCAAGCACCAGTTGCACCACCAGTACCAGTAGCACCTGTTGCACCAGTACAACCAGTTGCAGCACCAGTTGCGCCTGTTCAACCTATAGTTCAACCTGTAGTTGCAACAGCACCAGTAAGCCCTGCTTACCCACAACCTGCTACAACAACAATATTTTAATAAAAGGAGGTTATTATGAATAGCAAAATAATTCTAAACCAAGTTGACACCAAAGCAGTTATAAGCAAAGCAGGAAAGAAAAAGAAACCTGTGCGTACAGCTGAAGAGAAACGTGTTGATACCATCGCTCAGATGGAAGGTAACATGCAAGAATATTGCAAACTACTTACAGCGCAAAGACCAGATGTTAACTATGAGTTAATAACCGACTTGGCAAGATTAGAAACATATTATAACAAAATTATAGAAAATGGAATAGTGGCTCTCGATACCGAGGGCACAGGATTAGACCCAATTGACGACCATGTCGTTGGGGTATCTTTGTACACCCCTGGGGAAAATCCTGTATACATTCCTTGCGACCATACAAATTATGACCGCAACATAGATGTGAAACCTTTCTTGGAAAAGATAACAACCGATAGTATTGATAATGGATTAAAGGTTATCATGGCGAATGGTAAGTTCGATATACGTTGTATACGAAATACCTTCAACATGGACCGATACATTAAAGTATTTTGGGATTGTATTTTAGCCTCGAAGTTTTTAAATGAAAATGAGAAATCACATGGGTTGAAGAATTTATGGAATACCTATGTTCTAGGAGATGTAACAGCAGATGTTCAATCTTATACCAAATTATTTGGTAAGTTTGGCTTTGGTGTTTATAATCCTGATGTAATATACTACTACCCTGCAATGGATGGTTTGGAAACTTATGAAGTTTTTAAATTTCAAGAGCCTTTCCTTACTGCAACATCACAAGAGTGCAAAGACCAAGATCTAGTAGGGGCAGCATGGTTATTCAATGAGATAGAAATGCCTTTGGCAGGATACTTAGCTATGTCGGAAGACATGGGCTTTAAGATAGATTTAAAATATGCTAAAGAATTAGAAGAAAAATATGAAAAAGAGTTGACAGAAATACTTGCCGACTTTAATACAGAGATAGGTAAGGTAAGTCATTTATTCGACTTGTTAAATGTAGAACAAATGATAGGTTATGCAGGAGTAAGAGTTAACGACGGAAACGGAAACATGGTAATACCTGCGGATGTTCAAAAGAAGATCGACAACAAGACTAAAATGATATCAGGAATGAAAGACCATGTTAATCCAAGTAGTCCAATTCAGTTATCAATTCTTTTCTATGACTGCTTACACATGTCAAATACTAAGAAAACAAGAGGAACAGGCGTAGACATTATAGAGGAACTTAAAAAGAGTTTCCCTAAATATGCTGACCTACTTGGTTACTTATTAGAGTACAGAAGAGTAGCAAAACTACTTAACACTTATATAAAGAAGATTCCTGAAAAAGAAGTTAAAGCATCAACTGGTAAAGTTCATTGTAATTTTAATCAGTACGGCGCAGCGACAGGAAGATTCAGTAGTAACAAACCAAACCTACAGAACATACCTGCTAGAAACAAAGAAATTAGAAAAATGTTTATACCTAGTGAAGGGTACTACTTAATCAGTAGTGATTACTCACAACAAGAGCCACGTTGTCTTGCAGAACTTTCGAAAGACCAAGCGATGATAGATGCATACACACAAGGAAAAGACTTGTATGCCGACATGGCGAGTACTTTATACGGAGTTACTTATGATGAATGTCTAGAGTTCGCTTCAGACGGCACAAAGAACCCTGCTGAGTACAAACAGAGAAGAACCAATACTAAGAGTGTACTATTAGGTATAATGTATGGTAGAGGGGCTAATTCTATCGCTGAACAGATAGGTCTTAGCAAAGAAGAAGCGAAAAATGTTATAGAGAAGTTTAATAAGGATTTCCCTAACATAAAGAAATTCGAACAAGAGCAACAAAAGAAGTGTAGAAGATTCGGATATGTTAAAACAATATGGGGTCGTAAGAGAAGACTACCTGATTTAAACTTGTCTCCGTTCGAAATAACAGGAGCAATAACCGAAGACGGAAAACAAATAATTATAAAAGATTTAAAAAATACATGGAACTTTAATGATAGGAAAGAAAAGATATACCACTACTCTCATGCGTACAATGTTACGATAAAAGATAATCGTGGTTTCATTGCGCAAGCAGAGAGACAAACATTGAACTCAGTAATTCAAGGGAGTGCAGCAGACATAACCAAAATTGCAATGGTAAGACTTTACGAAGACAAAAGATTACAAGATCTTGGTGTAAGAGTAATATCAACCGTGCATGATGAAGTTATATGCGAGGCGCCTATCCCAGTAGCACTAGAGAGCATGAATTTAATCACAGACATAATGCGACAAGCCGTTGCATATAAGATAAAAATTCCAATGAAATGTGATGGAGAAATCCTTGACAAATGGAGTGGGAAAGATTTATCGGAGGAGATGGTTTAATGTTTTTAAAGGCCAGAATGGCAAATCTTAAAGGCAATAGAAGACTATCAGAAACAGAATTTCTACAAGAGTTAGAGGATGTGCTAGATAGGAACAAATGTACTTATCATAGACAACCCCTTATGAATCTTAAAGACATGTATGTAATTGTAACAAAAGAAGATGAAAAATATGTAGCAATGTTGACAGCCGGATTTATTTACGGAACCATAGAGTTTTACGGTATCGAAAGGCTATATATGAGAGGAGACTAGTTAGTAATGGCTAAAAATGATTTAGCGAAACTAATACAAGCTAACGTCGCTCCAAAGACAGCAGAAGATGAATTTGTCTATGCGTTCTTTAAGACTGCATTAGAGATGAACCCAAGTAGGAAACCTACACCAGGCTCATTCTCACCGTCGTCAATAGGAGCATGCGAAAGAGAGCTTTATTACAGATACACAGGCGTAGAGCCTGACATTGATATAAGACTTGCAAACCAAGTAGGGCCGTTTAATTCTATCATGCAAAATGGATCTGATAGACACGAGAGAATCCAAGAGGTAGTAATGGCAATGCAAAGTAAGGGTCACGATGTACAATGGATAGATGTAGGAGAATTTGTTGAAAGAACAAGACCTATAGGAACAAAGGTATTAAATCAACAAGGATATGAAACAAAACTTATAAACGAAATACTTGAATTAAGATTTTTATGTGATGGTATCATAGTTTATAGAGGAGAATATTATATATTAGAAATAAAAACAATGTACAATGGAAAGTGGGCAAAGGCTAACATGAGTAGAAAACCTCATGAGGAACATATACCACAAGCCGCAACATACTCACTTGTATTAAATATAAATAAAATACTATTCTTATATGAGGATAGAAACATGATGGGTATTTGCCCAATAGTGTATGAAGTAACAGAAGAAGATAAGCAACTAATTGTAAACAAAGTAACCAATGTTAAGAACTATGTACAGCTTGAGTGTGTACCACCACTGTGCCAAGATTCTAGTAAGTGTAAGTATTGTAGATACAAGAACCAATGTGCTGCAGACGGACACACACAATCAATAGAGGATATAAGTAATGGCTAGTAGGGATCCAGGAAAAGCGTTCGAAGACAACTTCGAGGACTCTGAAACCACTGCATTAGTGCAACGTTTCTACGATGTAACGACAGGGTTTAAAGGTGTAAGTTATTGTTGTGACTACTTAGTATTCGCAAACAAACGATTATACTGGCTAGAGTTAAAATCTACGAAGACAGGTACACTGCCTTTGAGAAACATGAGCGACAATCAATACGACGGACTTCAAGACAAGGATACTTATGCTGATACTATCTGTGGGTTAGTGATTAAATATACAAACTACAAAGACCACTACTTCATTCCGATAGCGGAAGTAAAAAGAATAAAAGAATCAGGAGCAGCTTCGATAAGACATAAGCAAATAATAGATGGAAAAATTAAATGTGTAAAAATGGACAGAACAGACAATAAACCTGTTAATTGGGAATATGATATAGATAAACTATTACTAGACCTAAAGAATATGGAGGCATAATATGTTAATGATAGATCCTTTTACAATTATAAGAAGCACAGATGAGGAACTTAGAAACTATTTACACGAATTGTCAGTACAAAGCGAAAAGAAAGATACCAGCAACTCAATAGAACTAGGCGACAAGATAGTTCTTTTAAGCGATGCACAAACTATTGCAGGAGAGCTTCTTGCTAGGTTTGACAAGGAATACGAAGATGCCAAAGCAATTCAAGAGGTTAATTATGGGAAAGAAGTTAGGAACCAAAGAGCATTATGGCAAGAAGAAAACATTGATGTCAAATGTCCTGCAGCAACTTACTTCGACAGAATAGCACTTGAGAACACATTAGAAGAAAAATTAGCGCTTAACGAAAAGAAAAAGATATTAACAAGTTTCAGAAAGATTTATAACAATTACGAGACACGAATAAATGCACTTAAGAGATTACAAGACAGGGTCTCAAACTTAGGATTTTAGGAGGTTATAATATGAAAATACTAGATTGTAGAGGGGTAGACAAAAATACTAACGAAACGGTGTATGGAGAACTAACAGTTTTTTGTGCGGTTGGCGACGGTACTGACAAAAAAGGTTTACTAACAGATGAAGAGGGTAAAGACCATTGGGTGTATCTAAATACAACAGCACAATGGTGTAACCATAGATTAAGAGCAACCAACGAGAAAGTATTTATACCTCTTATTGCTCTAAAAGGATACGGGGAAGGGGAGCCCTTTATAACATGAAAGAAAAGATATGGGGACCAGCGGAACGAGCTGCACAAAGAAAAGTTATGAGAGAAATAAAAGTGCCTAAACAAGATAATATGTTTGATTACTACAGCAAGAGAGCAGAGGACTACCTTAATGAGGATGAGATGATCTATCTAACCAAAGAGGAAAAGACTTGTATGCAAGAATCCATACTAAAGCAATGTACACCTACTGGAAGAAACGTGTTTGATTTATACAATAAAAAGACCGCAAAGGAAATGTTTGCAGAGTTGGGGTATGGACTAAAGAAGGATAATAGCAATTTTATAACTTATATTAAAGAGGATATTAACTATGGAGTGGAGTACACTATATCATTTGATAAGGTTTCAAAGATTACATATTTAAACTTTTATGACTATGTGCACGGGACACACAAGCCGGAGGGAGTAATCCATTATAAGGAATTCAAAGCAATTCAACAACAAATAATAGAATTGGAGTGGTAATATGAAGCAAGAAATGAAAGCAATAACAGGGCTAATAGAGTTAAACGAATTACTAGCCGCTGCCAATAAGGGTGAAATAATAATCAATAGCTTTATACCAAACATAACATTAGAAAATGCTGTCGGAGAAGACATAGGAGTACTAATAATCTCAATAGAAAAGGAAGATGTCGATGAGTAATATAGAGAAGACCTTAGAGGCCATCAGAAAAAGTTACGGAGAAGACTCTGTAATGGTACTGGGCGACGGACATGGATTAGATGTAAAGAGAACGACAAGTGGATCGCTTAAGCTTGATGAAATATTAGGTGGCGGATATCCCCAAGGAAGAATCATAGAAATTTTCGGACCAGAGTCATGTTTAGATGCGGATACTTTCATACAATACGATGTTATGTCTGGGGACAAGAGAATAAATCACAAAGGTGGCAGCATAAAAAGATTATATGAGAGGTTTCATAAAGACTTTAATGGGGTACAACAAGGTATTCATTTAATGAATAATGATGTAGACTTTTACGTATCAGCTGTGAATGAAGAAAATAGAGTTATAAAAAATAAAGTACTTGACGTAGTTAACACCGGAAATAAAGAAACATTTGAGATGATGGATATATGGGGGAATAGGATAATAGCCACAGCCGACCATAAATTTTTAACGTTAGATGGTTATAAGAAACTTTCTGAATTAGCTGTGTACGACATTATATTCATACATAACAATACCCACTATAAAAACAAAAA